GCACACTCGTTCGAAGCTGAACCAGGATGCCATGACGACTTAGTTATGGGATTGGTCCTTTTTGCTTGGTTAACAGATCAACAATACTTTAAAGACTTTACTGATATTAATACATTAATGACTTTACGTGAAAAAACAGATGAAGATTGGGAAAATGAATTGACACCATTTGGATATCTTGCCGATGGACATCCCGAAGACTTCGATAAAATCCTAGAAGTTTCTTCAGATGAGTTCGCTCGAGCGATGATGTTGTAATTGAAGAAATTATAAATAAGATATAGATAATAATTTATCAAACACCTTCTACTAAGGGAGAATAAAATGGCGGTTCCAAATTTCGGATCAGGCGGCGGTGGCTTTCAGGTCAGTCCAGGTATTAACGTTTCAGAAATCGATATTACAACAGTTGTTCCAGCTGTATCAACAACCGTTGGTGCTATTGCTGGTGTATTCCGCTGGGGTCCTGTCGGTCGACTATTGCTTATTGATTCCGAGACTGCTCTAGCAGCTCGTTATGGAAAGCCAACAAATGACAATGCAGAAACATGGTTTACTGCTGCATCATTCCTTTCATATAGCAACGCGCTTTATGTAAGCCGCGCTGGTAACACAGCTCTATTATCAGCTGTTGCTGGTTCAATGGCATCTTCAAACGCTGCACACACAGTCAATAACACAGACGATTATGATGCTAAGTCAGGTGTATTTGATGCTTCTGTTGACTGGATTGCTCGTTATCCTGGAGCTATTGGCAACTCGTTAAAGATTTCAGTTTGCGACGCTAATACACAATTTGCTTCAGTTGTTGAATTGTCAGTTTCAAATGCTACAATCAATTCTTCAGCAACATTAACAGCACTAACAATTGATGTAGGTTCAAACACTGGCCACTTAGTGATTGCTAACGGCGCCGGATATTCACCAAATCAAGGTGATGCTAATACATATGTAAATACAGTAAAAGCTAACTTTACTGTTGGTGATATCATTGAAGTTGGTAATACACTTATCGGCACCCAGCAACTCAAAATCACTGATCTTGGCAACTCAACAATTGCTAACAGCACAGGTTATGTAAATGCTTCTGCTTCATATGTAGGTGGTATGGGCTTCACAATGTCATTTGATAGTGTATTGAAATTATCAGCAAATGTCAGCTCTTATATAAACACCACTTCAAGTCCTGTTTCACGTAAGTGGGAATACTTTAATCAGGTTGATATTGCTCCGGGTCAATCACAGTATCAAGCACAGTATGGCAATACCGTTGCTCAAGACGAACTTCACGTTATTATCAGTGACGAAGATGGTTTGTTCACAGGCAACCCAGGCACAGTTCTTGAAGCCTTCAAGTCGCTTTCAAGAGCAACTGATGCTAAGAATGCTGATGGTTCAACAAACTACTATGAGGCAGTGATCAACGAACAGTCAAATTATGTTTGGGCTGCTACTGACCGCGGCGCTTCCGGTGCCAACTCAGCTACAGCTGCACTAATGTCTAATTCAACCTTCACAGTTCCTTCAACATTATCATTCAAATTCGGTGCTGATACTGCTGCTGAAGGAAATAGCGGCATTTCATTCGGTGATCTTGCTCGTGCCTATGACTTATTCCAGTCACCAGAGGATGTTGATATCTCGCTAATCATGCAGGGTAAAGCCCGTGGCGGTAACGGTGAACAGCTTGCGAACTACATCATCGATAACGTTGTAGATAACCGCAAGGATTGCGTAGCATTCGTTTCACCACCAAGAGAATTTGTAGTTAACAATCCTACCAATGCAGTTACTAACGTGTCCTCATGGGCAATCACAGGTCTACGCCGTTCATCATTCGCAGTTGCTGATAGTGGCTACAAGCAAATGTATGACAAGTATAATGACGTTTACCGGTATGTTCCACTAAATGGCGATATCGCTGGGCTATGTGTTCGCACAGACAATGTCAGAGACCCATGGTATTCACCTGCAGGTGCTGCTCGTGGTCAGATTAAGAACATCATCAAGCTTGCTTATAACCCAAGCAAATCAGATCGTGATGTTCTATACAAGAACGGTGTTAACCCAGTTATTACTATGCCAGGTCAAGGCACCTTGCTATTCGGTGATAAAACACTTCTAAATCGTCCTAGCGCTTTTGATCGTATCAACGTTCGCCGCTTGTTCATTGTTCTTGAGAAGGCTATCGGTATTGCTGCTAAGGCTTCACTATTCGAGTTCAACGATGACTTTACAAGAGCCCAGTTCCGCAACCTAATCGATCCTTATCTTCGTGATGTTCAAGGTCGCCGCGGCATCTACGACTACAAGGTTGTCTGCGATGAAACAAATAACACTGCTGAAGTGATTGATGGAAACCGGTTTGTCGGTGATATCTACATCAAGCCAGCGAAGTCAATCAACTACATCCAGCTAAACTTTGTTGCTGTTCGTAGTGGCATTGAGTTCTCCGAGATCGTCGGCTAAGATAAATAAAGATAGATAGGAGAATCAAAAATGACTTTTAGAATCAACGATATCACAGGTGCTTTAAGATCAGGTGGTGCTCGTCCTACATTGTTCAACGTTAATGTCACCAATCCGGTGAATGGCGCTGGCGATGAGGCAATGCAATTCCTTTGTGAAACAGCACAGCTTCCTGGTTCAACAATCGGACCAATCGAAGTTCCTTACTTCGGTCGTAAGATTAAACTTGCTGGTGACAGAACGTTTGAAGCTTGGACAGTCACAATCATCAATGATGAAGACTTTGCAATTCGGAATGCTATGGAGGCTTGGCACAGTGCAATTAATGGACTAACCAACAACCTTCGTAACTTCCCAAGTGCTTCACCTAGCGAGTATAAGTCAGCCGCACAGGTCATCCAATATGGTAAGACCGGCGACCTACTTCGGGAATATTCGTTTGTTGGTTTGTTCCCAACTGAAATTTCATCAATCGATCTTGACTGGGGTTCAACAGACACCATTGAAAAATTCACAGTCACTTTCCAATATGACTACTATGAACTGACTCGCGGTTCTACACTTGATGGCACGGTTGCCTAATTTTTTAGAGGGGGGTTCGAAAGGATCCCCTTCATATTCTTAATAGAGAGTCGCATATAATATGGCTGAATTATTTGGTTTTGAAATTAAACGTAGGGTTGAAGAGCCAGCGCCCGTCTCATTTGCACCAAAGCAAACTGAAGATGGAGCTATGGTTGTTCAAGCCGGTGGCGTTTATGGTACATACATTGATCTTGATGGCGCAATTAGAACAGAAACAGAACTAGTTAATAAGTATCGTGAAATGGCGCAGCATCCTGAATTGGAAACTGCTATTGATGATATTGTTAATGAAGTTATCGTAGGTGAACCTGACGTTAAGCCTGTTGAATTAGTTCTTGATGACTTGAAACAACCAGATAAAATTAAAAAATTGGTCATTGATGAGTTTGATAATGTATTGAAGCTTCTCGAGTTTGAAAATCTTTCTTACGATTTATTCAAGCGTTGGTATGTTGATGGTCGTTTATACTTCCATGCTATTATCGATGAAAAGGCACCTAAGGACGGTATCAAGGAACTTCGTTATGTCGATCCTAGAAATATTCGTAAGGTTCGTGAAAAGAAAAGTAAAAAGAATGTTAACGGCGTAAATTTAATACAGAATGGCGCTGAGTATTATGTGTATAACGATAAAGGTTTTGTGAAAACTGTAGCAACATCAGGTTACACTGCACAGAATACTGGTATCAAAATTGCTAAAGATTCTATTGTTTACATTACAAGTGGCTTAACAAATCCTAATGGTGATCTTGTTCAGTCATATTTACACAAGGCAATCAAGCCACTAAATCAGTTACGTTCTTTAGAAGACTCGCTAGTAATATATCGTATCTCAAGAGCGCCTGAAAGAAGAATTTTCTATATTGATGTTGGTAACCTTCCTAAAATGAAGGCTGAACAATATCTACGTGATATCATGGCGAAGTTTAAGAACAAAGTTGTTTATGACTCATCAACTGGTGAGATTCGTGATGATCGTAAGTTCATGACCATGCTTGAAGATTTCTGGTTGCCTCGCCGTGAAGGTGGTAAGGGCACTGAAATTACTACACTACCTGGTGGTCAAAACTTAGGTAACATGGAGGATGTTGTATACTTCCAACAGAAGTTACTTCGTTCATTGAATGTTCCTATCGGTCGTCTACAGCCCGACCAAACATATAGCATTGGTCGTGCTACTGAAATTACTAGAGATGAAATTAAGTTTGCTAAGTTTAGTCAGCGCCTAAGATTAAAATTTTCACAGCTCTTTATTAAGGTTCTTGAAAAGCAATTGATACTCAAAGGTGTTGTGTCGCTTGAAGAGTGGCCTGAGTTTGCATCAACTATCCGCTTCCAGTATGGCGTTGATAATTATTTTGCAGAACTTAAGGAAACGGAAATTCTTCGTGACCGTATCTCGATGCTACGTGATGTTGACGATTATGTTGGTCGTTATTATTCTAATGAGTGGGTTCGTAGAAACGTTCTACGTCAGTCTGATGAGGATATCAAGGAAATTGATGATCAGATTGCTGGTGAAAAAGAAGATGGCACTACGATAAGCGACTTGGCTGACACTCAAGGTCAAACACCTGCAAGTGGCGAACAATTACAACCCGTAGAACAAGAAAAACCACCAGTTAATAAAACAAATAAATAATCGGAGTTAATGAACATGACTGAATACACAGTGAAAGATATCATCGATTTTAGTGCAAAAGAGTCACCAACTAAAGTGATGGATGCTTTTGATTCTATTATCAGACAGAAAGCTGCGACTCAACTAGACAATTATCGTGAGATTCT